TTTCAGTTGTTGTAATAAATGGTTGTTCCATTGAATAAAATGCTTTTTTAGTTTCTTCGATTACTTCATCATAGTATTGATTTGCATCATATTTGCTTAATCTTGTTTGCCCATTTAATTTATAGCCAAACTCACTAAGGATTACATATCCTAATTCTGATTTGTAGATTGCTACTGTTACTAAATGCTCATTTGTATATGAGTTAGCAAATGTTATTGATGTGATTAGTTCCATTCGCAAAGTTGTTTACAAAGTTTCTTTAATCTGTTTAAGTCTTGGATTTTTACATTATCCCAATTACTTTTAGTTGCATCAATTAATGGCATATTATCAATTGTTGCAGTCCACATAGAACCTGTTACTGGACTTGTGTAAGTTACATCATAGTGACCATAGCCACTGAATCTGAAACTGAAATCGTTTAAGCTAATTTTGTTTTTCATTGTTTTTATTTGCAGTGTAGGATGCTGCACCCCTTTTAGTTATTTAGTTTAAAATATATACTCCTTCGTCAATACCTTCTTGAAATTGTCTCATAGAAACCCAAGCTACTTTCATTATATTATTACCCCAATTACTTGTGTGTGGATTTACATACCAACTAATTCTTTTATCTGTAACTTTGCTTACTTGAAATTTTTTACCTGTTATTGTAAATGTAAATTCCATTCCTACTAATACTTCTATTGCTTTCATAATTTTTATTTTTATATCTTTTTGACCCTACAAAGATAAATATATTTATTACAAATCATAATAATTTTTTTAATAATTTTGTAAGTGTTTGATAATTAGCGTATTTATTTTTTAAAAGGGCATAAAAAAACCCAAATAACTGAATATTTGGGCTTAGTGCGTTCTATCGTAATTGGAAGTTATTGCGCCTATACCTTATTCTTGTCACACTTATATGCTAAATTTGTGACTTACTTATTTCGTACTGGTGCAAAAAGTTTCCAAGTTTGTCAACAAATTCCTCATTTAACCACTCATCTGAATTTGAATAGAATAATAAACAATGTATCAGTTCGTGAAAGAAAGTAGCTTGTATTATTTCGGGTTTATAGTCAATCCAACCTTTTTCAGCCTTGTATTTTTTAGCAAGAATTATTTTGTTTTGTAAAGAATTATACATACCATAGCACTTATTTTTATGGCAATAAAGGTCATCAAATATAACTTCTATCTTTTGCCCTAATATTTGAAATTCGCTTGGTATCATAGTTCCATTAGTTCATTTATAGCAGTAGTGCCATTGATAATTACACCGCAACCGATTGCAGGTTTCTTTCCATATTTAGCATAACTAAATGCAATATGTTTATGATTGATTCCGCAACCGACTTGCATTCCAAATATCTTAAAGTTAGCCCCTACAAACCATTCGGTGTATGCTTGTGTATGCAAATGTCCTTGCACTGTACTCATCATATCACTTTTGCATTTAATCTTTGCTGTGCCACCCTCTCCATGTAAGTATTGAACTCCATCAATAATATGTCTATCTACAAAATTCCATGTCGGAACTTCAAGCACATCTTTGTAATCTCTAATCCATTTAGAACTTATGCCACCAGTTTGTGCTTTGCGCATAATAAGCCTATCGTGGTTACCAATAATAACAGTTGCATTAGGAAAGTAATCGTGCCACTTTTTTAGTTTGCTAATTGCAAATTCTAACTCATCTCCACCACCTATTGAATCAGGAATAGTTTCGTGGTAAGAAGAGAAATGATTATCTACTATATCGCCTATAAAGACTATATCTGTACATTTATACTTAGTGTAAATATCTTTGCAAAACTCAAAATATCCATCTAAGCAAAAAGGCTCGTGTAAGTCACCAATAACTAACACTCGCTTCTGATTATTTTCAATTCTTGTTTTCTTGATATTATCGTACTCTTCTTGTGTTATTCTTGGTCTCATTTTCATATTATTTCATATTAAATAAGTTCTTTAAAATATCAACTGTTACATCAGGTGGTGTAATATCTTTTACCTCAATAAAATTAAGCCTATCATTGATTTGCTGTTTAGCTTCTTGTACGTTTCTTGCTCGTACTATTGTGTACATTTTACGACCATTAAATTCGTATGCTATTTTGTAATCTTTCATTATGCATTGTTCATTATTTTGCGAATGTAACCTAAAATAAATAGGATCAAGATTATTAATGGAAGGATAAACCAATAATCAGCACCTAATTGTTTATACCAACTTAATTTAGGGCAGTCTACTGGTACTTCAATTAATACTTTTTTTTCATAGTAAATAGTATCACCTTTGCACTTGCCTTCTATGTATATTTTACCAAATTTCTTTACATAAACAATCTCTAATTTATCTTTTGTAATATAAACCGAATCAATATTATCATTGAATACAGTATCAACTTGGATAGAATCAATTAAAATAGTATCGTTAATTGTTACCATTATACTGGCAGTATCTTTTGAGCAGAACTTTTCTATTGCTCTATGCTTGGTGTAGCAACTACATATTAAGCAGTAAAGTAAAGCTATTAGAATTGAATAAATTGATTTCATTTTGTTTAATTGGTTTAACATTATTAGTAAAATTAGTTGAATATAAAAAACATTTTATTTGCGTGTTTTCTTATTAGTTTCTGCTGTGCGTTTATCTATTTCTTTTTGCTTGTATTTAGCTTCGATTATAGCAACTATTTTTGCTCGTTCTATATCAACACTATCTAAAGTATAATTCGCTTTCTGCTGCTCTTCTTTTGACCAATCCATTCAATATTTTACCTCCACCTTTGTTCCACTTTGCAAATTCCAAACCAATGGTTATGTCGTTTGGATTTGCATTTACCTTTTTTAATAATGTAGAACTTTTTAAATTAGCATTACCACAGTTATAAGCAAAATCAACTAATGCATCAAATTGGTTTTGGTTTATATCATCACGACAATAAGAATCAACTGCTAATTCGTACTGTTTTAAAGTATCTTTTAGTAACTCAATAGCTTGTGATTCGGTTATTGGGTTATCTGATAAGGTAACTTTTACGCCATTGGCATAACGACAAGAACCATAGCCAATCGTTGGCACACCTGCTGGGCATAAATAAGGTATTTTGCTAAAGCCTTCAAACTTTTTAATTAATTCAATTAGGTTATTACTTGCTTTCGTTATTTTCATGATTTATTTTTGTCAAATATCCACCAAGTGCTATTACAGCAGGTATGATTAACTTATTCCAATCCTTACTAATATCAAATGTACTTATATCAATAGTTGACCATGCAGTAGCTATTGCAACTATGCCACCAATAATAGTTGAAGTGTGTGATTGCCAATTTTCTTTAATTCTTTTCATGCCAATTCTTTAAAATTTTAGCTATTGATAAAACTGAAAATATAAGTGCTGCTGTTCCTGCTATTACTTGAAGTATTGGTAGTACAGATATTGCTATTGCAGTTAATACTCCTGCCCAAGCAAATCCGTTGTCTATAATTAATAAAATATTTTTGTTCATGTTTTACAATACAACTATTTTTGGTTGAAAATCTATTATTGGTAATTCTTCCAGTTGCTCTTTTATCTCTTCAAAATTATTATCTAATAACACTGCATCATTTACCACCCAATTATTATTCGCATCTTGAATAAATTGTAAATAAGCACCATTGTTATAAATGCCTTGCAGTTGGTTCTTTTTAGTTGTTGTTGCTTTTAAAACTTTCATTTTTATACTCCTAATGCTGTGAATAAATTATTTAAAATTACTCTTAAATTTATTAAATCAACATTTCCGCTACCCCTACCAGAAGCTAAGTGATAATTTAAATCATAATTTCCGTCTGGTGTTCCACCACCACCATTAGAAGTTAATTCATAATCTGTATCTGTTGCTATTGCTATTGATGCGTTTAAACCATTAATTATTGATGTATTTATAATTGAATCAGAATTTAAAGCATTTATTCTTTTTGATGCCAAAAAAACATTTCCTGAAGTAATTATATTTGTATTGATTACAACCGCATTGCTATTATTAAAAGCAACAAATTCTGGCGTGTTATCTCGTACTAAATCATTTCTTTTAGTAGCTGCAGAACTGCCATAAATTCTATATGTTGAAGAAAACGAAGGTGCGGCAACTACTGCAAATGTAGAATTGCTATCTAAAGTAAATTTTACAGCTTGTGTACTTGGTGTATAATTTGTATTTAAATAACTTGTGCCACTACTTTTATAACCATTATTATCAAAAGTTGGCGAACTAACTGGTGTAACAAAATGAGCTGCCTTAATTATATTTGTTCTCGCTGCTATTTCATAACCAACTAATCCGCAATAAATATTTAATCTATCTAATTCTGTTAAAATATTTCCATTTGCTTTTGCAGGTTTAAAAAAATTAGTGTCAAAAATTGCTAATGTAGCATCAGGAATAGTTCCACCATTTGCTATTATATTAGTTCTCCAAGCTAATGCTTCAGCACTAAATTTTTTTCCACCACGAAAACCTCCAACTCGTGCATTGGTTGTGCTAATTCCTAACATAATTATTGATTGTTATAACCGATAGCAGTTCCTGAAGCTAATGTAATTGCAGTGATGTAAGTTCCTGCTGCTGTTGGTATAAACATACCTGCTGATACTGTTGCACCATTAAATGCTTTTGTTGTTAGCACGTTTACTCCGTTCATTTCTAAAACACTTATAACCGCATCTGTATTAATTACAATTCCAGTATATGCTTTACTTGTTTTTGCACTTGATGCTGCTATAAATTCGCAACCACCTGAACCAATTATTTTTCCTAAATCTGTCATATTTTTATTTGTTTAATTTTTTTTTATTTTAAAGGTATTTGACACCTATTTCTTTCTTGTATTAGATGGAAAGTTAAATCCATTTGAAATCCATTTACTTTGTCAGCCATTCCTTCTCTAATCGGTGTTAAATTAGTTGACAAATCAAGTATATAGTAATCTTGATATATTGGATTATTTAAGTAAGCATATACATCTTGCGCAATACTTAAACAATCACTTAATGAATCCTTCTCATTCGACTGGTCATCTTTTGCAATATCCATTATCTTGCAATTCATTACAATATTGGTTGTATTTATATCAATATTGCTTTCAATTACATCCACCCACAATAACGGATATTGCTCTTGTTGACTTGCAGAAATATCATCTTGACTACCGAAGAAAAATCCGTTTATCTGAGCATGATTTAGGCTTATCGTTTCTAATAGGTTGACTATCTGATTTAGTGTGAAGAATTGCATTTTCTTTTATAAATTTTTGTAATTTTTGTTCGTTCTTTATTTTTGTTTTCATTAACAATATGTACAAGGTTTGGTTAGTTCTCTTGGTTCAATTTTTATTCCTTGAAAGTTATATCTACCACCACAACATCCATCGCCATCGATTAACATTCCACTATTATAGTTCGTTCTTTGTGGAAATATAGTGTCTATGCCCACACCAGTTTGCGTTAAATAAAGAGGATAAGTAGTTGTGTGTGCTAATAAGAATTTAGTCAATCTTTCAGCATATACTTGTGCTTTATTTCTCGCCTCATCCATTATATCACGAATTTCTTGCATACTTGCAGGTTGAATGTTATCAGCACTTTGAACACCAACCGATTTATTAAAATATTTATAGTTCATTGCTAATGGCAATTCAACTTGCATGTACCAAATCATTGTACTCGTTATGTAGTTGTCAATTAAATTCTTATTTGCTACACTTACTGTATTTGCTGCAATTTGTGTTTTTAATTCATTGTATAAACTTGTTCCTAATATTGGTAATATATAGAACTCTTGTACCTCAATAATAGTTGGAGTTACAATCTTCATATCAACATTATCCTGTAAAACAGAACGCTGTTTTAATGTTTGTTCGCTTAAAAATAAAACTTGTGCTGCCATATTATTTAACTCTTTTTACTAATTCTTGAACAAATACGTGTCTGCAGTATGGTAAATTTACATCTTGATTTGGATCATGATACCAACCACCTCTGCGCCTAAATGCATCATAGTTAGGTATATCGTAAACTTGCCCTAAATCATTACTAATATTGTCTATATCTTCACGACTAAAATAACGAGGGTTACTCATCATTGCAGAACAGAAATCCCTACTTTCACCACCCTCTACTAATGCAGGTGCATCACTTCTTAAAGCATATTTGTAACGTATAAATAATTCACTAAAAGTTGGAATGTTTTTGTTCTCTCCTTTAGTAGTTATCTGTAAATTCTTGTCAATTAATCCTTGTCCGATTAATGTTTCAATTGCATCGTTTACTTTTGATATATCCAACTTCATTATTTCTGCTAATGCATCAACTTTTATATCAGGTGTTTTTTTAATTAAGTCAAGTATACCTTGTTCAATTTTAGATATAAAATCTTCTTTGCCAAACATTACTTTTTTAGTTTTTACAAGTTGAAAATTTTCTACACTTTCACCATATTTAGAAAATGTTTCGTAATCTATTAAATCCTTTACTTGCTTGCTAAACTTTGCAAGTGTTGGTTGTACTGCTTGAACTACTTGTGTAGGTTCTAATGGTTTTCTTCCAATAATCTCACGTAACTCATCTTTTGTTAAAATTTGTGTTAGTGTTTGTTCTGTAAAACTTGGCATAATAGGTTCAAGTTGTTTAATCTTTAACTTACCTTTTATCGGTGCGAAAATATTAAATATTTGTTCTTGAACTTCTTGTCTTGGTGCTACGTATGTATTTGTAAATAGGTTAAAAGCATCTATCATTTCTGCACGACCACCTAATTGACCTTCTACCCTGACACCAAAAATCATCGGTGAAGTAACTTTATGCCCAACAAAAATTTCCTGTTGTATTGTATCGTTTAATGCTGTGTATTTATCTGCGAAATCTCCTGCGCTTAAATCGTTTATTATTGCTACTCTGTCCTTGTCATCTGCAAAGTCTACAACTATTGAACCTGCGCTGTCTGTTGATGTGAATTTACTCTTTAACTTGCGTTCAGTAGCTTTCATTTCATCATCTGAAGGAATACCATTTACAAAAGTAATCATTTTAGAACCTTTGAAACTATTTTGTATTTCTGCTCTATGATAATTCGCTACTTCTGCATCTGTAATAATTGCAGGAACGGCACCAATGTAATCAGGTAAAGTATAAGTATTTAAATTTGGTCTATAACTCTTATAATAGTAAATTGATTCCGCTTGTTTTTGATTAGGATCATAAGCACGCAAAGTAGTAAACAATGGTGATGTATTTTCGTTTCCACTTTCATCTATCCATTCATCGCTAATATAGAACTCCGAATTGTCTTCATTACTACGAACTGTGCAATAATCAATATGGTAAAGTTCTTGTCCTTTCTTTCCTTTTGTACCTACTACCTTAATATAACAACCACCAAATAATTCATTGTCTAAAATAGTCTTTTTAGCTAAGTCGTTTAGTGTTTCGTACTGGTTAGGATTGTCAATAAACGCTTGTAGTGCAATTATCTCTTCACCTTGCATTTCTGATTGGTCAAATTGCCAACCTTTACCGCTAATATATAGTTGTTTGCTTGTTACTATTGCGTTATGCTTTGCACTTCTATTAAAAAGTAATACAAGGTATTGAGGATAGTTGTTTTCTTCACCATATTTTACCCATACTTTTGACTTTTGTTCCACAAATACTGGAACTTTATCATTAGAAAATCCGATTTTTATTGTCTTATCTGTATATGCCATGTGTTATGGTTGGTAAATTATGTTTGTTTCATCTTGAACATCGTATTCTGTATTGATTTGTGCATCTTTTACAACATCTACAACACCAATTTCAACTGTTTTAGTGATAAAAGGAATTGCATCTGCTGCTGTTGTAAGCCCACTTAAATTAGAAAGTGATGTTTGATACACTTTATAGTTATAAAATCCATTTAAACCTAAGGTAACTTCGCCATTTAATGTGTTTGCACTTGTTTTTTCTTTTATGGAAAACTTATTATAACGAGTTTTGTAGTTACTACTGTCTGTGGAGATGAAATAATAAGGAACATTTGAAGTTTGGTTGGTAAACATAAACAAATAAATAGGATTTACAACTGTTGAATTTTCAGTTAAAGTTACTATTACATTATTCGTGCTATTTTTGTAAAATCTTATCACTAACTATAAATATAAATAATTAAAAAGTTTGCTAAAACAAAAAAACCAACCGAACTTAATCGATTGGCTTTTTGCTATGAAAACAATGAAAAATTTTAAACTAATAATGCTGCTATAATTGCAGGGTCAACCTCTTGTGCGAATACTTTCTCCATTCCTGCAAAAGTCAATGAATATCCATTGAATTCATTTAGCGCAGCACCTGATGTTCCAGTTCCGCCAGTACATTCCATTCCGAATGCAGAACCGAAAATAAAGAATTGACCTGATTTCATTTCAACAATTATCGAAGTTCTGTTTTTGATAATTTGCTGTAGTTTGAATTGTGTGTCATAAGCCATTTTCAAGAACGTAGCTGCGATAGTTTGCTCATAACCTACTGTTCCAATTTTAGGATCAGTATTGATGTTATTAGTTGTACTATTTGCGCCACGTGGTTCTAATGCATAAAGAAAATATTTCTTTCCTGCTGACTTTGTTATTGCTGTTACATAACCACTCGCATTTTCTGTAACCGCAGTTATATTAGCTTGTTCTGTTATGTATAAATTTTTTATTCCACCAACTGTATCCTTACAGTCAAGTGCATATCCTGCTACTATTGCGCATGCCATGATTTTAAATTGGGTTTTAAAAAGGGTAGCAACTATTAGCTACTACCCTTTTGTGAATTAAATTGTGAATTTAACGATTTCTTGAACTTGTGATACTTGAACACCAAGTTTAGTTCTGTATTTAAAACGAACTACATCAAAATCCATTGAGTACCAAAACTTGAACTCTTCTTGTTCATTTTCTAAATCTACTCCTAAGAACATGTTGCTATCTCTTAATGCATAGATTGCGTTAGTTCCTGTTAATCCAGGAGTTGAAATGATATTCACGTTTGTACCATGAATTTTCATTTGTCCTAAAGCATTATCAGTAGGAATGAAATTGAAAAGATTTGCGTTAGTTAAAGCAGTTTGGTATAATCTAAAGTTACCTACACCCATGTAAACATTCAAATCAGGCTTATCAAGTATCTCTACTGGTATTGCTTGATAGATTGCTTGTACTACCGAGATAATGTTAGCTGCTGTGATTGCAGTTACCGCAGTTGCAATAAATGCTGTTGCGTTTGCTTGGATTGTTCCACTTGCTGCGTTGATAATCTTTACTAAACCATCAAATTGCTTTAATTGTGAGTTACCACTTGTAGTATCACCTTGCCAAATTGCAGTTTCTACGTTTTCTTTAGTAGTACCTAAAATAGTTTCTACGAATGCTGCATCAATTCCGCCTGGTAAAGCATCGTAGTTAGAACCTGGTGATAACAATAATTGAGTGTATTTAGTTTCTAAATCATTAATACACCATTCTTTGTTTACTTTGATTCTACCTACTGTTAATACACGAGCAGAAATAGTTGTGTCACCACTTGCTGTGAAACCACAAGCATCACCATTTTGCCAAATTAAAGAGTCAGTTAATGCAGGAACTTGAATCGTAGATTTTACTCCTGTTAAGATTTGCATTCTTGATGCAGTTTTAGGTTCGAAGAACGAACGATGTAATAATACATTTTCGTTGGTTTTAGTGTATGCCGATAAGGCTGTTACGTTAAATGCCATTTTGTTTAGTTTTTATTTTTAGTTATTTATTTGATAATTTTTTAAATGCTGCTATACGTTCAACTGCAGTCATAGCTACTGCTTTTTTACTGAATGTTGAGTTCTTTGGTGCTTCTACTGGTGCGATTGGTTCTGCTGCAATTTCTTCTACTATTTTGCTGATTTCTGCAAATTTGTTTGTGTTACTTTCAACAACTGCCGAGTATTTACCTTCCATTGAAGTAAACATTTCATTCATTTTAGTTTCCATTGCACTCATCTTAGCTTCACAAGCAGCCATACGTTCTTCCATTTTACTCATGTCAGGAGTAGCAGCCATTTCTTCAGATGCAGGTTCAATTTTAGTTACTAATCCACCTGTCGTGTAAATCTCTGTGCCATCTTCTAATTCATGAATAGCATCAGGGGCAGGCATTTGATTACCATCAGCATCAACTACCATAATAGCAGTTCCTTCAGCTAAATCGCCATCCCACATTACTTCAGTTCC